AACTGTAATCGGACCTGCTGATACCCCATTTGTGCCACTTGGTATTGTTATATCTGCTGTAATCGAATTACCATTTGTTCTTATTATACTGTTATTCCCCAGAAAAGGGTAGCGTGTATCTGATTCTGCTTTGGAATAACTATTAGCTATTGTGAAAGCATCATAAACAATTATCTCTACCACATCATTAAGGGAAGCTCCTGTAACCAATACCATTGTTGTACCAGATGAAGCTGTATAATCTGTAGAAGGCTTTAATAATACCCCATTCTGAAAAACATCAACATATTCGGAGTCTGGATAAGAAAGCGAATTTGCATTGGCATCTGACCCACTAAACGAGGTCTGCCCTGCTGTGGCTTGGTATATAAACCTAGTCCTAACTCCTTGATTTGGGGCTTTTCCTATATATGGCATATTGTTATCCTAATTTATTAGCTTTATCTCTAGCCACTCTGTCTTTATAGTCACCCCTTGCCACTACCAACTTTACAAAGTCAGCTTGGTTGCTTGGGATTGGGTCAGTAAAAGAACTGTCGTTCATTAACTTAGTTGTCCACTCTCGTTGCATCCTTTTCCAACAGTTATTGATTTTACCTGTCATTGCTTCTTGAACCCATGTGTTAATGTCCAACAAATCATTCTTTAGAATAGTCTGTTGAGTATCATCTACTTCTATTGTTAGTGTAAGTTTTGCCATTATTATCTCCTCTATGATAGGGTTATTTCGCCCTGACAATTAACAGACTAAGTAGCCTGTAAAATGTAAAAATTCTGCGTCATTGTTTAATGTTGTCTGATTAGCCCCACCGTTTTGAGCAACTTGAGCTTTTGCTATATCACCTGAATCCATGTCTGCAAGAATTGAAAGACTAAACCCATGACTAGTATCACTACCTCCATACAAGCTCATATTCATATACTTTAAGTATCTTCTATTAGATGTAAATATATCAATAAGATAATTAGTTGCACCAGTATCTAAATTTTGAAAAGGCATATTAATTGAAAGACAATATTTTCCATCTACAGGTGCAGTAAATTGGTTAGACCCAAAGTCTCCATTTACGTCAAATCTTTCACCATCAAAAGTTACTTGAGTAGTTGTACCTGCGTTCCAAGACAAAGCTGACCCAGTATTTGTAACACTAAAAGCAGGTTGCAAGGGCTTAGTAATAATCCCATTAGCATCAAAAACCATGTGTGATGTAGTGCCTAACGCAGAGCCTAGACCTATAGTTAAGCTATCAGAACTATCGTCTAGTCCTATGTGAAAGTCTTGAGCATTGCCATCAAATACAATAGCTGTATCATTAGCTGTGCCATCACCTAATGTGCCTAATCCACTTCCTCTAACTTTAGTTAAAGCCACTTTCTACTCCTATGGTTTACTTGGGAATGTTACACTACTCATGTCTAATGCACCATTACTATCTAGCTTTGGGTCAGAACTAGCAGGTAAATCTCTCAAGGCTTGTCTATAGGTTTTCATGTTGTTCGCCATAGTCACATCGCCTAACGCAGTCCAATCTGTTTCTGCCAGTAATCTATCTCGTTCTACACGAAGCAATCGCATTGGCTCACGGCTTTGCAATAACGTCTTTTCACCTGATACCTGCTCCCAGTTCACACCCCAGTCCTTTGGGTCAGAGCTTTCTATAGCTGTTCCATTACTATCTTCTCCTGTGACTTTGCGAAACATTGAGTTAAACTCTGCTTCGCTTGTAGGGTTTCCTCTAAGAACCCATTCTTTAATTCCTAAACTATTTAATGCTGTTGCGATTGATGTCATTGTTTTATCTCCATTACTGTAAGTTGTGACACACCTTGATGAGTGTAAGTTTGGTTATCATCTATTGGGGGACTATTGGTAACAATATAGGAAGACGATTGGTTTGTTTGACCTATTGATATTTTGTAAGTTATTGCACTTGTAGAGGAGGGTGAATCGATATATTGACCACTTGCGTTAGCCATTCTATAGGATTCATTATCTGTTTGACCAACAGTATTGGTACTAAACCAAACGGCTACTCTGTTACCAGAAAGATTAGAGTTAACTGCTATTTGTGTGCTATCCCTATACAATTTTACTCCAGAGTATCTCATTCCTTCATCTGTAGAACCTCCTGTGCTATTTTGACAAGACAAATTTATACTACAAGAAATATGGATTTTACTTGACGAAAATTTAGGAGTTATTGCTATGCTCATAAAATCTGAAAAAGTTATTCCACTTACGGCTGTTATTGTATCACTCGTAACAGCTTGAACTTGAACTACAGAACCTGCAGGCATAGCCACAGTACCTGCCGTTGATTTACCCTGTATGGTATCTACTGTTAGTGTACTCATTGGGCAATCTCCATAAGAGTCATTGTACAAGCATTAAGAATTGGTGAATTAACTCCAACTGTCCCTGCACCATTTGTACGTTGTTGTGTCTTATAAGTTACTGAAGATGTAGTAGCAGGGCTGTCTAGTTTAGTAACATCTATAGTGCCATACCAATCTCCACCTTCACTCTCTCCAAAATATTGTTCTTCTAATGTAGTAGAATCTCTCACTAGACTCATTCTACCTGCACCATCAAGTGCTTTAGCTTGTTGATGAACCAAAACAAGTATTTTATTATTTGTAGATACGGGAGTTATTGATGCTGTCAATCCAGTATCTGCCATACTTGAACTTGTGCTTGTAGTTTCAGTTCCATAATCAACGCTTACAACCTGCACCACATACCTATTCGTACCTGCTGTCTGTCCTTGTAAGTTGTCTACTCTTAATGTACTCATTGTTTATCCTATGACGGTTTAGTAGGGAAGGTTACAGATGATATATCAATGTGAGGTCCATCTTGTTTAATGGTAGCTACATCAATAGTCTTAGTCATATCTCTCAAAGATTGTCTGTATGTTTTCCATTCAGCTTTTTTACTATCAGATAAAGGACTATCATTAGCTTGAGTCCAATCAGAATCAGTTAATCTTCTATTTCTTTCGTACCTTAAATCTTGCATTTTATATTCGTCTGTAAGTGCCATATCTTTATCCTATTAAATGTCCTTCAAAGTGAGAATATAAAGTATTGTTTTCTGAGTAGTATGAATTAGCAGTATCAGAACCATGATAAATATAAACACCAACTTGGGTGCTTGCTGTAAGTTCAGCAGTACAATTAGTTATCTGTGTCCCACTCCGAGCAGTAACATTGTTTGACTTATAAGTATGAGAAAGGAAAGTGGATTCATCAGTAGCAGGATTTGTAGTGCCAGTAACTATTGTTAGTCTAGCATTTCCTCCATCTGTGTGCATATAAACTCTTGCTGAGAAAAAATACAATCCGTCTACAGGACAAGTAAATCGGTATGTTGATGTATTGTAATTTCCACCAATATCATATTTCTCTGCGTTATAGGCTACAATTTGATGTTGTGCATGAGTTACTTCTGTCCATGCTGAAGACGCATTATTATATGCTCTAAAGGCAGGTCTTGCAGGAGTTAATACTCTTCCTGTGCTATCAATAGTCTGAGCCAAAGTGCCATTTGTATGCTTTATACTTTGTACTAATAAATTGCTCATATGATTGCTAAGTTGCCCCCTGAGTTTACTGTAACTGTAATCCCACTCGTAATGCCAACAGGACCTGTAACTGTAGCGTTTTCCGTAGCTTCTATCGTTGTACTAACATCTATTGTCTGAGAGTTAATCCTAAACATACCCCCATGCTTAAAATTACCCTTGTTTGTTTCTGGTGGCACAACAGAACTGTCAGCTAATCCCAGGTAGTTTACAAAGATATTACTTGTGCCAGAAGAAGGTGCTTCTGAAAACACGAGGCTTGTACCACCTGTTATAGAATAAGCAGAGCTATCTTGAACAACGCCATCTACTGATACAAGGACATCTTGTACGTTTCCTACGTTATTGGTCAAAGTAAATGCTGTGGCACTCCCATCGCCATTAAAACGCTGTACAGAGGGTATATCATGGAAGTTTGCTGAAACCGTATTACCGATGTATGCCATTAGGTGATCTCCATTATGCTTGCTACTGTATCTAAACTATTAGCCGTATTAGACGAAACTTGCAATGTATGACCTGCCTCCATAATAATCTTGTTTCCTGCCATATACTCAAATGACGACCCAGAAGGTATCGGTATGTTTTTAGCAAGAAACACAGACTGTCCCGTGTTTAATTTTATATCAGCAGTTATTTGGCTTGTTGTTGTATTGGCTAACGTCAACCCTATAACAACCGTAGTTGTACTCGAAGGGGTAGTATACACACTTACTAACGCATTAGCAGAGGTATTTGCTCCGCTGTACACTTTGTTTTTAAAGGTATTAGCCATTATCTACTCCTACGCTACATCATCTAAGAGAGCCGCTACTATACAATCTACTGTTCCAGATGATGATACTGCGTGAATAGCCCCTACCGTAGTTTTAGGTAATCTAGCACAAAAAAACTCATTTTGCCCAATATGTATACTAGCCGTGTCGGTAGAAGAAGGGGTGCTACCATCTATTGTAACGTATATACTAGCCGCAGAACTATTAACATTTTTTATAAATAAACACATTACCAAGTCGTTAGCGTGGATAGCAGTAGTAGCTGTTTCTGCATTCACGGCTGTGTAATCTAAAAAATCTCCAACCATTAAATCATCGTCACCTGTATCTACACTAGACAATTTGTAGTACCATTTTTCAGTTGTGTCAGCAGGACTTACTGTCATTGTCGAAGTAAACACCTTTTGTATTTCATCAGGCAATCCTTGTACCTGTATTGTTGCTATTGCGTCATCTGCCATGTCTATTCTCCTTTACTATCCAAGGGCAATCGCTAATGCGGTGGATTCGTCTCCAATAACTGTATTTAAAGCTGTTCCATTTACAGTTATCGCATCTGCTTCTAATGTTCCATCTATGTCGGCATCTCCACTAATGTCTAAACTTGTTGCGTCTACTTCACCTGCTACGGTGAGTACCCCACTAGCAACTGTCATTAAATCTGTATCGCTTGTATGTCCTATAGTTGTGCCATTTATAATTACGTTATCTACTGTGAGGGTCGTCAGCGTTCCTACTGACGTAATGTTAGATTGAGCTGCTCCAGTAACTGTTGCCGCAGTTCCACTGGCGTTTCCTGTTACATTTCCTGTTAAGTTGCCTTCTACATTTGCTACGATTGTGCCAGTAGTCATATCAAGGTTTCCTGTGCTACTTGCGTTATCTGTAGTAGTACCTAATGCAAACTTATCTTCTGACTCATCCCACATAAACAAAGCATCATTACCTGTTGATCCCCTTTGTATAATTATTCCACAATCATTTGAATTAGAACCTGCTCCACTGTTTAACTCTAATAAACTATCTTTTACGGTAGTGTTTGTAGTATCGATAGTTGTTGTTGTTCCGTTAACTGTTAGATTTCCTCCTATCGTAACATTGTCTGTCACTGTGACACTATCCACATAGGAGTCTTTAAACCTAACACTAGTCGAACCCAAATCAACATCACTATCAGTTTCAGGACCTAGAATACCGTCTGCCACATACACTTGCTCTGCATTGGAAGCAAAGAAATGTATTTCATTTGCTGTTTCAAAATCTATCTTTGTTTCATCATCTTCACCAATCTTTATGTCTGTAGCCAATAAAGACGTTATTCCTGTTTGAGCCGCATCCACAGCTAATGTTACTGTTGTTGATGTTGCACTTGAGGCTAGACCTGTACCACCTGCAATGGTTAATGACTCGCTGTCTAAGTCAATATCAATCGTACCACTATCAGAAGCAACGTCTAAATCCTGTGCTGTTACCTGTGCGTCAACATATGCCTTAACAGACTGCTGACTTGGTATACCTGTGGCACTGTTAGAATCCATGCCGTCTTCATCCACAAAACTTTTGCCATCTAGAATATTTAACTCAGCAGCCGTTGAAGTAACAGCCGTACTATTTATTTTTAAGGAAGGAACATCTACTGCGTTAGAGGCATCTTTATAAACAACCTTAGTAGCAGGAAGTGTAATAAATACGTCTTTTGTTCCTGCACCTAAGTTAACTCTATTATTACTGTTTGAACTTGCTATTACATTACCATCGGTTCTTGCTATAGTAGTTCCAGATGAGGTAAATGTACCTAACCCGACTTCAAAGTCATTATTAGTATTATCAACAATCGCATAATATGTTGTATCCGAGTTAGATAGATTTGCGGTAAAAGTCTCAAAATTTGCTACAGCACCTAAAAGAGATATCGTTCCTGTACCTGTGGTAGTGGTGGTTTCTCGTACTCTATCTGCAATCTTTAATGCCATTAGGCTATCCTTATTATTGCGTTACTTGCATCTGCTGCAGGGAAAACAACTGTAAAATCTCCTGAAGACGATGTTTTATCTGCTCCAAAGTCTAAAACACATACTGATGGGTAATATAAAGTACCTGAAACATTCTTCTGCACCGAACTGTTGTATATCAACGCTCCCCTTGCTGTAATTGATGCAGAACTCCAGGTAACGTCTGAAAAATCCGTAAGAGCAGTGGTACTAGATGTTGTAGGAGTGACGTTTGTCAAAGCTCCCCCTGCCGCATCGTAATTTGTTCCTGATACTTCGTTACTTGTTGTATACCCTATCGTATCCGCTGCCAAACTTGCGCTGCTTGTATATAATGCAATTTTAAAGGTATCTCCTGAAAAAGTAGTACTTTGGTTACTTGCCGAAGCCGATGCGGTGTCAGTCATTTCAAAAGTTGTGGCATTAGTAATAGATAAAACTCTAGTACTGGTCTGGGTTTCTCCAGAAGAAACAATATTCATCCCCCTATGAATAGTTGCTGTACTATCCATAGTTGCTGTTCTATCGCCACTTGTATAATCACAAGAAGAATCTGAAACATTTGCTGAAAAGATGTGCATCCCCTGCATTAACTCTTTTTTAAAGGACGTACACATTGCTTGAGTTATAGCCATTATAGTCTCCTTATGTGTTCTGCAAGTTGGTCATAACCTGCATCTTTAATAGCATTATATATTGTAGTTCTATCAGACTTTATAGCTTCTTTCATATAAAAAGCTATAAGTTTCTCTAAGTGTGCTTTAAACGCTCTTGCCTGATCTCTTATAGCAGGAGGAGCTGTATCGCTAACTTCTACAATCTTTTCCACACACCTACTAGCTACTTCTTCAGGAGTAAATCCTCTTTTTTCCGTTGTATGGACATTTACTATTGGGTCTTTTGGTAATTCCATTAACATATTATCCACCTACACTAACCTTATTCGCACCAGATCTATAAGAATCTGTTACATTTCTAACTTCAGAAATATTTTGAAGTAACGTCATAGATTGTAAATATAATTTCTCATAATTTGCTATTACGTCAGGTTCTCCTTTTTGGAATCTTATAGCTTCTATAAGCGCACCATTTAAAAGGGCAGAATCAAAATCATCCCCAAGAAATGTAGTACTAGCGGTAACTATAGATGTAGGATAATAACCATAATGTAGCTCAACATTATAAGCAGCGTCTGGCGTAGGACCTAATATAAAAAACCCATCAGACCATTGTGAATAATGTTTAGGTGTACCTGTGGTCGAAGGGTTTGGATAGGCTTCTCGCATAAAATTAACATCTTTATACAACAAAAAACTATGTACATTTGCAGATGATGTATAAATAGACATACTATAGGAATAAAGAAAGTCCGAAGGTATAGATAAATACTTATTACTTGATGTTAATGCAGAAGTTACATTCTTCCGCAACGCAGGTATCTGAACTGTATTATAGATCTTTTGCTCTGCTTGCTGAGTAAACATAGCAAACTGATCGTCCGTAAACGTAGTTTCACATATATCTGCTATATTGGTTTTTAAAGATGTGTAATTCATACCTTATCCCATTGGTCCTCTAGCGTATAAGCCTTTTGTTGCTAAACCCCCACCACGCATCTTTACTTTCTTGCCAACCTTCTTGGCATACTTTTTAGCTTCTTCCTTGCCCTTTTTTGTGTAACTAAAATGTTTTTTTCCTACTTTTGGCATTTTTTCTCCTAACTTGTTGTCACTGTAACACTACCTACTGATCCTGTAGCTTCTAAAGTATTAGGAGATAGTCCATAGTTATTATTCCCATCCCCAACAGGTTTCCACCCCCAATTTATATTTCTACTGCTCGGATATCCTGTAAAGTCAGGACGTGGATCACGTACTGCCTGGGGGTCACGTACAGGATATAACCCTAACTTGTTTTGAGGATGATCTTCTTCCCAACAATCAGGACATGCTTTTAGGTTAGTATTCTTGCCTCGTTTAAACAAATTACGTAATTCTCGTAGTCTATAACGAAATCCGCAGACATCACATTCCGCTATTACTTTTTTACTGGAAGCATACGCTACACTCATTTTTACCTCATTTTAACAGGTCTTACGCCTTTTTTGGCAATACCCGATCCACGGACTTTTTTACTCTTTTTGACTTTACCCCCTGCTTTTTTACCTTCAGGTAAGTCAGGTCTTTTCATCATGTTAAATATTGGAAACGTAGGATCATCACCCCCTGCGCTTCCTCCACCTTTACTCCGCGACGCTCTTCTTTGCTCACGCTCTTTTCTTTGTTGTTCAAACTTTTTTATGTCTGCTTGTCTCTTTAGTCGTTTAAGGTCTTGTGTATAATCTACACTTTGGAAGTACTTATCAAAAGCCCGTTCGGGACTCATGTTAGCAATATTTTTTAATTGTGCTTTTGCTATCCTTCTTCCTTCGTAACTCACTATATTCTCCCTACTCGTGGTATAAACCGTTCAGATGTTTTCTCCCTGTCTTCTCCTGCGGCTAAAGCGTATTGCTCTTCGTAATCTGTTTTTAATGCAGGTATACGTGCTGCAAGTTCAGGAGTTTTCATAGCTATATTATAAGCAAGACCTGCTACCAGACAAGGTAAAAAACGAAAGTTTATATCAGGCGTTTCAGCTCCATTACCTGCGTCTTCTATTCTTCGTAAACGCCAATATACAAACGTATACGTCGTAGAAGAATCGGGTACGGGCCATAAGTTTATCTTAGGAGCGGGTTGTAGTCGTTCTACCCATACCTGAAGAGGTCTACCTTGTGTTAACTTGTTTGGTATAGCCGAGTAGCTACCCACACCAATACGTGTTACGGAAAGGTCTGATTGAGTAGTTGTATTCCCTGCGTTTGTCCGTATGACATGGTCTAAAAGATCTATGGTATCCGCGGGAAGTGTATATTGGGAAGTTCCTGCTGTTAAAGTCTGAGTTCCACTATCAATAGTCCATAAGTTTAGACCTCTGTTCTGCCACTCAATAGTCAATAAATTCATAGACCTACGAGCAGTTCTTAAATCATACCCAGACTGTAATGGACGACCCGCACGTTCCCAGGCTTCTTCAGCGATCTCTGTGAAATCCATTTCAAATGCTGTAGTTCCTGACGTAGCCATTGGATATTAATTTTCCTTGTTGGGGGTATGTAGAACTGAAGCAAAGTACTCGTCAACTTCTGCTAACAAATCACTTTTAGTTTTACGTCTATCCAATTCTATTCCATGATCTCTCATTAAAGATTCTAATTCTACTTTGGTCATAGATTCATAATTAGGAGCATCAGAAGTAATTGCTTTCTCAATAATTTCTTCTACAGCTCCTTCCGCTACTTCTTCTACAGGGGCAGGTTCTGGTGTCCCTTCTATCATTGCTTTGGCTTCAGCTTCGGTCATTATAGTTGTAGTCACAAGTTTATCGTCCTCGTTCATAACGTTATAAACAGGATTGTCGTTAATATCCGTACCAACTTGAACCATTTTTAAATTTGACATAGTTATCTCCTAAATAATTATCTGTACTTACACTTTTTTACACCCCGTTTAGCAATACCTGCTCCACGGACTTTACCACCTTTTTTGTAGGCTTTAATTTTTCCACCTGCTTTTTTACCTTCAGGTTCTATAATAACCCCTTTCGACCTAGCATATTGCTGAAGACTCATTACATTCTGAATAGCGTCGTCATCAAAATATTCGTTACGTACCTGTTGTTCTTCTTCGTCCATAATCTACCTCATTTTAACGGGTCTTACACCCTGTTTAGCAATACCTGCCCCACGGACTTTTTTACTCTTTTTGACTTTACCCCCTTGGTTCAAGTTGCCCCAGCGTCCAGGAAATTTTTCTTTTAACTCTCTTTTTGTCATATCGAGTTCTCCAGAAAGATTCATATCTTTAGCCTTAGTAGGGTCTATACCAAAACTTCTTGCTTTAGGGGCATCCTTACCGTATTCCCTTCTTAAACCAACATCTTTAAGATGAGCATCTGATATTAGCTTCCTCTCTTCCCTTTTCATGTCTTTACCTGATTCTCCACGTCCTTCCCATCTAGCTCGACGCTCTTTATCCCACTCTTTTTTTCTTCCAAGCACGTCTAAACTTTCACCTCTTGGTCCGCTTCTTCGTCGTCTAATATTTCCTCTAAATCTATCACTCATTTTCTTCTCCTATCCATAAAATACGGTTAGCATATCAGTGACATCCAGAGTATATTGCACTGTCATACCACTATCAAACAAAACACCATTGTCAGGAATGGTTCTATCGGTATTTGTGTTTGCTGTTCCAATAGTTCTAGCTGTAAAAAGAACTGTGCCATCTTCTGGCGCACCGTTGTAAAACGATACTGTACCTGCTGTACCCCCAGAAACAATATTCATACCTTTAAGTCGTATTCTATTACTTCCTTCAACAGCTTGAGCGCAAAGAGACCCTGAACCTACTGTTATATTATCTGCGTATTGTGCAGAACATTCAACTGCTGATACAGTCAAGAAATACTTAGCCCCTGCAACAGTTTCTGCTGAACTAGTTGACGTTATAACTTCTGTCATAGCATCACCAAAAACATCTGTACCTGTAATAGTACAGGTTTTAGCGTTATCACTTGTGCCTGCTGTAGTTACTGTAACATTTCTAGCCTGACCACCTGCGTGGGTAGTATTAGCCATAGTTGCTGAAGTATTGGGTCGGGCTGCAGTAACAAGACGAGTAGCACTAGCGGCATTTGTATCAGATATTGTTAATACCTTTACGTCTGAAATCGCCATTTACATCTCCTATAAAGTTGGAGGGGGGGTTACCCCCTCCTGATTAATTAATGTATATTCATCCAAATGAGAGAATATTCTGTAGTAGCGTTAACAGCCATAACTTGCCCAATATTAACAAGTGTTGACCCTGAACTTGGCTCAACAGCTCCTGCCGTAGAATCTGATCTCATGCAATTATGCCCAAGAACTAGAGTTCCTTCTGTCAACAATGCCTGTGGACCAGATACTGTAAACCAAGCATAGTAATCTGCTGTCGTGTCAATAACAGTAGCACCCATAACTGCTCCTGCTTCTGCTGTAGGAGCAACAACAACTTGCGAATATGGGTTATGGACTAAAGAAAGTTGAGAACTTGTTGTCAAGGCTGTTGCTACTGGGTCATAAGTTGTTATCACAACACTAGGGTCTGCTGAATGGTCATGTGCAGGGTTAGATTTTACCCTCATTGTCTGACCTTCACCATTAACATCATTTGCCCATAAATAGCCATCAGCGTACTCATTAAGTGTTAAATCATTACCGCCTGTTTCCACAGATATAGCTGTTTCTCCTGCACTAACAGCAGAAGTAGCGGTCATGTTTAAGTGGTTTGAATCTTGAGCTTGATGTGCAACAAGTTTCCCTGCGGTAATAGCAGTACCACCATTCAAACCATAACGATAAACATTATTACCATAAATAAGTATAGTTCCTAGTGGGAATAATTGGGTTGAACTTTCTGCCCAAGGGTTAGCTGTTCCGTACTGACTACCGCCTTTACCGATAACTAAATCGGAAGGACCATAACCTGTAGCTGCAGCGTATTGTAAGTGTGAACCACCTTTTAGGTATAAATTACCTGATGAGTTCATGTTTGAGTATTCGGTATAAGTACCTAAAGTACTACTTTTAGTAACAGTTTTAAAACCGTTCTCAGAGCGTACTGCTCCTTTAAATGTGGTATTAGCCATGTTTATCTCCTTGTCTTGGCTGTTGTCAGCTACACCATGTAACTGTCAAGGTAAGGGTAGTATAAAGTAAAAAGGGACAACCCGCAAGAGTCATCCCTTTAATTTTTAATTAATCAAGCTATTAAGCTCCTGGCGAACCATATATTCCTAATGGATCAGATACACCGAAAGAATATCTTTCTCTAGCCTTATATCGGCTATTGCCTGTATCAAAGTCAGCATCCATAGATGTCGCCATTGCAGCTCTGGTAAAGTGCTTAAGACCGTTAGGTACATCAGTTAACATGAACCATGCGTCAGTGTCAGTTAAATAATGATTAACACTCCAACCTTCAGGAACAGCGCTCATGCTACGTAACGCATTGATATCGTTGTCCGCTGTAGATACTCGACCAGTAGACTCAAGTAATCTAGTCGCAACAAACTGTAAGTCTGCTGGAATGATTAACTTCTTAGGCTTTGCTGCGATAAGAAGTCCTCTTTCGTCTGTCCAACCTGCGATCTGAATAATAGCCGCTTCCAAGGAAGTTTCATTAAGATCAGCCGCGGTTGATGGTTCATTGGAGTTAGTACCACCTGAAACTAATGGGTGTGCAGTAGAACAAAGCTCCACTCCATCTCCATAAGTAGTACCAGAGTCAAAAGCATTATTCAAAATTGAAGCTGCTTTAACCTGTTTTGTGTACGCCATAGCACGAGCAAGCGCTTTAGTATAACGAGATGATAAAGAATCATACAAGTTATCCTCAATAGCCTCTTCAGTAATTGAAAAGCCCATTGCGATTGTCTCATGGTTATAGCGAGCTGTGAAAGCCTCTTGAGCATTGTCGTATTCGATGGCAGAGCCTTCGTCTTTGACTGGTGCTGCGGAGAAGCCTGATAGCTTAGTTTCCTCTTCAAAAGAACGGTCAGAACTTTCTGATTCGAAAATGTCCTTATGTTCCTCACCGTACTTTGCATACTCTAAACCGAATAATGCGTTCAAGCCAGGAAGTAGTTCTTTAAGGAGTTGTGCGCGTGAAATAGCCATTATTTATCTCCTCTATAAGCCAGTTGCTACTCTATACGCATGACCACCTACAGCAATATTACTGCTTTCATAAGGTGCGTTATACGCAAGAATAAGTTCAGCAAAAGCGTCGCTGCCTGTTTTTGTCTCTTCAACTACATCAATTATTTTAAACGGGTACGAAAGTGTAGTCCCGATTGAACTATTGATCGCTAATTTCGACCTGCCATTACTAGTAGTTAGTGTATTACTAATAATTTGGGCGTTGTTTCCGATACAAGTTAGTCCCAAGGTAGCCATAGTTGTACCTGAAGAACATACTGCCGCTTTGAACAGTACATCAGGATCGTCAACAACAAACGCATAAATATCACTAGCAACAACGCTGCCAGGATATTGATTGTTAAATGTTAACTGACTAGTATTTGGGTCAGTGTATTGACAGCCCATAAACACACCTAGTGTGCCTGTAGCTGGCAAAGCTGAAGTACTTCCGTCGCGCTCGACTGTGCCATCACTTACGCGCTTTACTAGATCGCCCTTTCCAATAGCTGTACCATAGTTACTAGCTATTTTCATCTGGCGAGTAGAACCTGCGTAAGGTCGTCCTCCAATCAAACCAACAGGTACTAGCCCATAGGGGGCATCGATAGTTGGATAAGCCATGATTTATATCTCCAAAAAATTAAAATTAAAATTAATTACCTTTTCCGAAAGTGACCTTTGATTTTCGATCATTAAATATCGGCATTCTGGGGTCATTTTCTCGCATGAGGTTGTTATCAACTGAATGTATCTGGTTATCCGATTGCTGTTTATAATAATCGGTACGCTCATCTACTAATTCTTGAGGAGCCTTACACAGCATTAAACCACCAATTATAACATTATCTGCGAATTTTTCATTCTCTACAGTAACTAACGTTATTTCTGGGTGATCGACTGCTTTCACAGGTTCCCAACCTTCACGTAATTTAGAGGACACATTGGTGGGATCTATTTGACCTTGTGTGCTTGTCCGTATCCAACGGTATGCGTATCCTGGCTCTGGCGTAGGTGAAGGTAAAACTTCAGGGCGCTGCCAAGCCTTTTTACGGGGTGTCTTTTCACGGGTTTCAAGTTCTCGGTTTATTCGATTCTCAGCCATTATTCTTTCCTCATTTCTTCTGCAACCTTTTGGGCGTATAATTCAATCGGCACTCCAAGCCTTTTCGCTATAGCTACTTGTGTTTGCGTCAATTTAACCTTTTTAGGGGCTACGCTCCGCGTCGCGGGAGCAACCACATTAGCTTGTCGTTTTGGCTTTCCAGCCTCTGGTTCTGCAACTCCGTCCCCAAAGTTATCTGGGAAGAGCTGCCGCATACGAGTATCTATTGCCTCGTAGTATTCATCACTCTGCAAATCAACTCCTTGCTTGGCAAGTTTGTTGTGCAAGCCCAGTGCCAGACTCGTCATCTCATCGTCTGTACCGAACCAAGTGTTCTTCGAAGCCCAGTCCTGTGCTTTTCTATCAACAACAGGCGGTGCTTCTTTACTTTTTACTTCATTTGGTTCCTCCTGTAAAGAAGGTAATTTAAAATTATTTAACTTATCAGTTTTAATCTTGGCACTTGTTAAGCTTTCCTGTGCTACTACAACAGCTTCTGCGTCGCCAGACTCATACGCATCCTTATACGCTTTTTTAGCCTGTTTCAACTCAGCATCTGCTGTTTTTTTAGCTTGGTCAAGCAACGCTGCTTGATTCTTATTAACACTGCCTTTTAGTTTATTATTCTCATCCTGAACAGATTTTACATACCGTTCAAGTTCTTCACGCTCTCTTAAGGCTGTTTCTTTTGCCCGCCTTTCGTCGTGATACCCTTTACTAAAATGTTGGATCCGCTTACGGACTTTTTCAGAATAATCCTCAAGTTCTTCATCAGTAACGTCTTCAGGTGGCTCAGAAGGTTTCTTATTTCTGTCAGCTTTCGGAGTATCATCAACCACTTCGACTTCAAGGTTATCCTCAGAAGCAGCCTTCTTGATTCCTTTATTTTCTTCTTTATCTGCTTTTGGTCCATCTTCTTTACTTTCTTTACCTGAAATATCAATCTCTACTGCGCTAGAGTCTTCGATTTCTATGTTAGGTTTCTTATTTTCCTCATCAGGAAAACTATATTCTACTTTTTGAAATGCCATATTTATATTCCTTATGCTCTCGCTATACCGCGAGGATCTGCTACAACAGCTTCTATAGAGTCATCATTCATTAAACGATACTCTTTTCCTGCCACTTTAAATCTTGTTCCACTATTAGCGCGAAACATTACGAAATCACCTAATTTACACCAAGGAGTATCTCCAAACCTGTCTTTATCTTTATAGGCTTGTTCTCCTATGTCTACTACTAACCCCATTATAGACATGACGTAATCGTGCATCATCTCCTTATCTGTCTTTAAGACACTGGTATCAGAGTAAGTTTTCTCTATTTCAGGTAACGCTACCAATACTCTATACCCTACAGGTCTTGGTAGTTGTTGTTCTAATTCGGCATCGTTTAATTGTACTACTTCAGTCATTATCATCTTCCATATAGTTGCGCGAGAGGTCTTCTATATACGCTATGCTGGATTTTAGACCTCGTATCAATCCAACAATTTCCCTGTAATTCGCATAATCTTTAGCAGATCCTGCTTCAAGGAAACCCTGTGCAGAGGCTATATCAGCCTCGATTTTTTCTTTAAGCACGTCAAAGACGGTTTTAGCCATTATTTACTCTTACTTGGTTGGTTTAATGTTTTAAACAACTCCATATCCAGTTTGTTGTCTTTCTCTACTTTATCAGCTTCAAGCTTAACGTTTTCTTTTTCTGCTTTTATCTGTACCTCGGCTTTATCTAGTTTTAACTTCTCAACCTGTATAGTAGCGTCAGCTTGGTCTTTCTTAGCTTTTCGCTCAACTTCTTGGGCTTTTATTTGAAGTTCAGCTTGCTGCATCTGGATTATTGGGTCTTTAGCCTGCTCTTGGGCTTTCTGCTGTGATGCTTCCTGCATATGTGCTTGAGCTAGTTGTTTACCTGCTTTAGCAATCATCCTAGATAGATCCACTTCTACTTCTTCGGGTAAGTCTTCATTCGGTAGCGGTAGCTCAACTCCAAGCCGTTCTTCCATATCTTTTCTATACTTAAACCCAAGATGTTCAGCTACATGAGCCTGTAGAGATGCCATAATCTGTTTAGCCTGTGGATTCTGTCCTATCATCTGTGCAATCATAGGATCCTGCATAAAAGACATATGGGTCTCAATATGAGCATCCTGATCCTGATATATGAACGCTTTCATCGGTTTTCCCTGTAAAGCCGCCATATTTTCACTAATTGGGTCTACGGGCTTCATATCATCCTTAGTCGGAACAATTTTCTCTGCGTTCTTAACCCCAAGAACTTCTATCATCTGCCTATGTAACTGAGGTAAGTCATATATCTGTGGTGCAGCTTGAGCCATTTGGAGGACAGCTTGGTGCTGCACCACTCTCTGTGCCATCGTAGAACTGTTAGGGTCAGACACAGGGATAACGTCAATCATTAAATAATCAGACTGTCTTGCGGACACATCACCTCTTGTAGGCTGATAAGCATACTCCGCGGAAGCGTATTCTGCCATTAATGCTTTTAGAAGTTTAAACTCTTGCTTCATGGCGTAATGAACACGAGCCTGTACAGCTGCCATAGGTTTTAAAGTACGCTCTAAGAGAGCTAGAGTTGTTCCTACAGGGGCATTAGCAGACATATCGGATATATTCATATCACTTACTGCCCCTAGTCTACGCCCTTCCTGAGTGATCTGGTTCAATAAATTAAATAGAGTCTGACTAGGTTCTTTGTAAGGAAGAGGCATAATATTATCACGAATACTACCTGACGGAACATCTACATCTTTCCACTCCCCAGGTTCAATAGGAGCGTCATCTCCTTTTATTCGTAACCCTCTGGCTTTTAGACCCCCAGGAAGGTTAGATAGTGTCCCTGCGTCTACAAGTTGCCGTATTATGGACGTACCTGCTTTAGCGTACCCCCCTATTATATGTATTAAACCAAGCCCATAAAACCCAAATCCTGGGACATACACATAATGTACAAAATGCTGACGTTTTAATCTAAGGTCATCTTCTGGGTCCCAATTTCGTCGTATAGATAATACTTCACTTGATCCACGCTCTATAGTTACTACATAAGGTTTAGCAATATCTTCTTCTGAATCATCTATACCATCTATAACCAGATCCGCGTGAACCTCGTAAACGCTATATCTATCGTCATCTGTAAGAGAATACCCACCTTCTTCGGCTTTTCTTTCCTCAATATCACTATGGAACGGTTGTGGCTCACCAAGATCTACATCACGGTAAAACCCGTTAACCTGTAACTTTCTCAATTCATTTTTAGTTTTTCGCATAACATGAGTTACACGCTCTGCTGTTTCTATATGAGAAGCCCCATAAGGTATAATCACATCTTCTGCGGGTATATATAGAGCAACTTGTCGTCCTAGATTAGGATCATAATATACTTTCTTAAAAGCTGACCCTGCTAAACCAAGACTATATAGTAATCTTTCATGTTCAGAACGATACTCTACCATATTCTCAGTTAACTGATAGTTCATATCCGCTTTAACTCGTTCAGAAGCTTCTAATTTTTCCCGTGTCTCCTGCCCTAATACTTTAGTCTTTACAGGTCCCGCTGCGGGAAACGTTTCACTCATAGTTTCTGCTTGGAACCGTATAGCTGCTTCCGCTAACACGTTAGAATATACTCCACAAGCACCTTCCCAGGGTTCTGTACGTTCTTCATACTTAAATCCTAACACGTCAAGACCCTTTACAAAGGTATCCGCCCAGTCTTTACGGCTTTCTACATCTGAGTCAATTAATCCTGAAATATCAGTAGATAGTAAAGATAACTCATCTTCTTCCATAGATTCAGCAAGGTTTTCATCAAATTCACCTGAACTCTCCTTACCTCCGTCAGGAACTATGGTAATCTCCATACTACCATCATCTAGTGTGACCATATCTGGATTAACAACTTCAATTTCTAACTGTTCCGTCTCTTCTTCCTCTACACCCTTCGGGGCTTGGAATAATCCTTTTTCTATTGCCATCAGTAATACCCACCTTTTTTCTGCTTGAAGTATATAATATCATCAGGTTCATCACTTGGTAGTCGTATAAACCCACCCTGCCTAAATCTCATCAATGCCATGACGGTGGAGTCAACCAAGTCATCATGGCTCATAAAGGGGAATCCTGCGATTTCCTCAATAACTTCTTCAGCCCATCGCGTCTCTGGAACCCAACAAAGTCCTGATGATACAATATCCGTAACGGAGTTAAGTCTTGCTAGCTTGTCACCAGATCCTCTATGGGGCGTATATTCCTGTATCGGTATACCCATTCTCCTCATTTCTTGGTAAAGAGCCGTTCCTGCGCTCTTTTTCTCCACAATAAACGAATCAGGATCCCATTCGCCATACTCTTCCATAGCTAACGCCTTCAACTCAGGGAACTCTAATCGTCGTTTTATGCTATTTAACAATATAATGTTATAATTGTCCACCTCTTCATTCAAAAATACGCCCCAAGTCGTCAAAGCCGTGAAATCTGCGCGATTATGTGTCTCTGCTGCTGCATCTAAAGACATTATTATATACTCACAGGAAGGAGGATGCTCTTTTTTCCATATTTGCCACCATTCTCGTTTAACCAAAGCGGCTTCTTCCGCTGTCGGCTCCTGCTGATACTGGGCATTCCACTGGAATACGGGCATAGATGCCTTGGTTCTAAGCAATGCCTCAAGGTCAAAAAACTCAGGCCATAAAGGTTTTTGGGAAGATTTTTTAGTTTTTTTATCAGGAACATCCAAAATAGCAGGGAATTCCACCACTTCGTACTGGTCAGACCGTTCGTTCTGTCCCATGTCCCGTACAACACGCCCTGTCAAGTCGTCCATATGCCAACGAGTCTGTATAATAGCTACCCGTCCCCCAGGCATTAAACGTGTTCTAGCACCAAATGTGAACCAATCATATGCTTTCTCAAATACTTCAAAATTCCCATTTATAACATCCTGCTCGGAATGGGGATCATCAACGAGCAAGAGGTCAGCACCACGACCAGCAATAGAAGAACCAATACCACACGCATAATATTCACCTCCTGAATTTGTATTCCAACGTCCTGCCGACTTAGAATCTACAGCCAACGCCACTGTCGGAAAGATAGATTGATAGGCTTCTGTTGCAATTAAGTTACGCACTTTACGCCCAAAGTCCACAGCTAAGTCTGTTGTATGCGAAACCATCATAACTTTCTTGTTCGGATTACGCCCAAGGAACCAAGCGGGGAACATAATAGAAACAAGCTGCGATTTTCCATGCCTTGGAGGGATATTTACGCAAATTCTGTCTTTTTTACCCTGTTCTATGTCCATAAGCATGTCTGCAAGTATCCTATGGTGTTTTCCAACGATATAATCAGGCTGCATATGCTTACAAAACTCGATTAAATCATCATAAGAGGCTTTATTATGTTGTCTTGTAGCCAATTCATCGACCATTTTGTCGATTTCAGCCACTTCTTCGGGTGTATAATGGTCTAAATTGTCCAACATGACCTGAATATCGTCTTCGGAGAAGTCAAAAGCTGTATTATTCACTTTTTTCCTCGTCTAACCCTAATTCTTTGTCCACATTCACAGGTTCACCGTCAATTATAGCCGCTTCTTCAACAGGATTTACCAATTTTGCCAGTTTAGACCTCAATTTTTCACGTAAATCATCCGTAGACTGATGTGTTATGGTCACTTCCGACTTCTCAGCGAACAATCCTACGTCTGAAATCTTACCTAACAGCTCTAAAGCACGTATACGTACCCTCGGATCAGGGTTTTCCGTCTCTTCTATGAGCTTATTTGTTACAAGATGACGTATCTGAGTAGCACTCTCTACAACAGAGCGACCAAATTCCTTTAAAATATTGTCCGTTAAGACAAGAGAGGCAGGGGTCAAGGTTGATATTTTCTTTTCTGTAACTTTTTTTGAAACATCTGCAGGATCATCAGCGTAAGCAACGGATATTTTGGCGGCAACGTCTTTGTCTTCTTTAGTTGGTTCAAGATCAACGCCATGTTCGCCTAATTCCTTTGCCGTATTTGCAGCTGCTTTCATACGATCTTTAAGATCAACCGAAGGCTCACCCTTTTCCATAGGTACATTCAGTTCTGGTTCTACTACAATCGTCATTTTATCTCGCAGGTTGTTAACCGTAACGCATTATATAACGAAAAAAATTTTTTTGTAAAGCAGTTTGGGACTCCTATAGGGGGGGTGTTCCTATATAGAGGGGGGTGGGGGTAGGAACTCAAAAATATCGTAATCGTTTGTGTAAAATAATAATACAGAAGAAGCAAAGTGTCTTATGAAAAAAATGGGGTCATAGGGGTAGGGTATGGTTCGCTGTTAGGGAATTCCCTAATGAAAAGATACCAGTTACCATTATATGATATTATCTAATAAAGAATATAATTATATAATATGACTTACTATTGTATAACACGTCAATATATGGTTATATTAACTTATCAAGACGACAATTAAGTCTCTTGTGTATTTGAAAGGAATAACCATCATGGTTAAGAAATCAAACAAGCCGACCATAGTCGAACCATCAATCGCTGAGGCAGTACCTAATTGGTTACGATCAGGGAAAAAACTTATCACAACACTACGTGACGAGGGAAAAGTTTGGACAGACTTTTTATCTCCCAAGAATGATGATTGCACTAGCACTCAGGAATATTACGACGGAATGAAAGTTGTAATTGCAACAGGTCTTGACAAGTTAGACTTGTACAATGAAGA